CCCAGCGAGTTCGAGGCGGGTGAGCGACTCAACAAGGGCAAGAAGCTCAACATGAAGGATCCCGAGCAGGCGCGGCTTCACGGCACGATCAACCGGTGGTCGGGCGGCGGCAACGACGGTGCGGGTGTCACGTACGAGATGCAGCAGGCCGTGCACAATCCGGGAGCGGACACAGACGGTGCGCATCTCATGCGCGTCGTCGGCGGCGCGCCGGCGAACGCACCGGAGCTCCACCGTGGCATGAATGGAACGATCCACTCGGAGGACCTCCCGTCAGAGGGCGACGTCTTCGCGCTCGGCCCGACGTCGTTCACGCGGTCGACGAAGGTGCGCGATGAGTTCGCTCGACCCGAGTCGTCGAGCTTCGGTGGCGCCACGCAGGTTCACATGAAGCTCGCTAAGGGATCACACTCGCTGCGCGTCGACCAGGAGATCACCGGTAAGTTCAGCAACGAGCAGGAGCACATCTCCATGGGTCGCTTTAAGGTGACGGGCCGCCGTGAGCGCACCGTCAACGTCAAGGCGAACGACGGTAAGATGAAGTCGATGAACCTCATTGAGCTCGACATCACGCAGGTCGACGAGTCGATTCCGATCACACACCACAAGGGCGGTAAGAAGCCGGTCATCGGCCCGGGAATGGACATCTGACGTGGACGCCACAGCACGCATACGCGCACTTGAGGACGCGATGTTCGGTCCCCCACTGGGTGGCAGCCTCGCGGAGCTCGACGACTTCTCTGGCACGACCGCATCAGGCTACAATGACGGACAGACGGTGGAGGTGCCCACGATGCCGTACCACGTTGGCACGTCGAGCGAGTGCCCGGCGGACAAGCCCCACGCTGTGGTTAAGAACAGCGACGGCAAGGTCATGGGCTGTCACTCATCCGTCGACGACGCACACGCTCAGATCGCAGCCATACACGCGAGTGAGGGAGACTCCATGACCACACCGGTTCCGCTCGCGACGAACCCGCCGATGATGACGGGCAACGGCGGCGGCTACGAAAGCAGCGTCGACATTGCCGCCATGTCCGGCACGGCGTGGGAGGGTATCCTCGCACTCGAGGAGGTCAAGACCGGTGACGGCCGGATGTTCGCCGCACGTTCCATCACGTGGGCCGACACACCGCTGCCGCTGCGTCGCAACATCACGGACAGTCACGGCGGAACACCCAGCACCACGACCGTCCTCGTCGGTCGCATCGACAACGTCTACCGCAACCCCGAGAACCCAATGCAGATCATGGGGTCGGGTGTGTTCGATGACGGTGGCGCGCAGGGTGCGGAGGCGATGCGTCTCGTACAGAACGGTTTCCTCAGTGGCGTGTCCATCGACCCGGACGACATCGCTGACGCCGACGTCGAACTCGTCTTCCCCGAGGGTGACTTGAGTGACGATGAGGTCGGCATCTTCGACTCGCTGTTCATGTCGCCGGAGCTGACGATCTTCCACGCCGGTCGGATCCGCGCCGCGACGCTCGTCGACATCCCCGCGTTCGTCGAGGCGAAGATCTGGATCAAGTCGACCGACGCGGCCGCACCGGCACCCGCGCCCGCGCCCGAGGTCGCGGTGGCATCGGGGCACTTCGGAGCACTGAGCGATCACAGGTGGAACGGACCAGCACAGGAGGCTCGACTCGCCCGCCAGATGAGCTACAGGACGGCGCGCTCCGCGTACGCCTACGTTGACGGCGGACCCGGTCGACTCGACCAGGTGCGGACGCGGTTCCTCCACCACGAGATCGCGGACGACGGCTCCGTCGGCGTCGCCAACCTCACCGCGTGCTCGGCCGTGATGCGTGCCATCAACGCCGGTCGCGCTGAGACGCTGACGTCCGCTGAGCGCCGTGCGGCCTACGACCACGCCGCGGAGCACCTCCGCGCGGCCGGTCTCGTACCGCCGCCGTTCGAGCTCAACGAGGTCATCGTCGCATCGGGCGCGGACGACCGCCCACCCGCTGGGTGGTTCACGAACCCGAACCTCGCGAACCTCACGCCGCTCACAGTCACCGACGACGTCGCCGGCGGATGGCGCCGCATCTTCGGCCACGGCGCCGACTGGTCGTCGTGTCACACCGGTTTCGCCAACGTGTGCCGCACGCCACCGCGTGAACCCAACGCCGACCACGCGTACTACCGTCTCGGTGAGGTCGTGTGCGCCGGCGGTGAACACGTCGCCGTCGGACACATCACGCTCGGAACCGGCCACGCACCCACGCGAGACATCACCGCATCACAGGCCGCGGAGCACTACGACAACACCGGCACCGTCGTCGCACTCGTCGCCAGTGGCGAGGATGAGAACGGCATCTGGGTCGCGGGTGCGATCAAGCCGGGTGTCCCGGACTCGCGCGTCGTCGAGCTGCAGCACTCGTCGCTGTCCGGCGACTGGCGCCGGATCGGCGGACGACTGCGCCTCGTCGCGTTTCTCGCGGTGAACCGGCCCGGGTTCCCGATCCCGCGCACCGCCGCGTGGGTCGCCCAGAACCAGCAGCTCAGTCTCGTCGCCGCGGGTATCGTTACGCAGGACATGCGGACGTTCGACCGGGACGACGTCGGTAAGCACGCGGCGCTTGAGCGCATCGCGCACAGCATCGGACGTGACAAGGCGTCGCGTCTCGCAGAGCTGAGGGCTCGGGTCAACGGAGGTGCCTAAGATGGGATGTGGATGCGGACGAACGTCCGACAACACGGTCGTGCAGTCACCTGAGCAGGTGATCGCAGAGCAGCAGCGACTCGCGGATGAACGTCGCGCACTCGCTGAGCAGGAGGCGCAGTCACAGCTGACCGCCAGCGCCAACGCACGTAGCTAACCCACCGCCGTGCCGTGTTGTACTATGTAGCCGGGCCGGCTGATCGACATCGAGGTTAAGAATGTCAAAGGAGAAGAACGAGGGCTTTCAGCTGCCCGCCGACCTCACCTCGTTGAGCGATGCGGAGCTGGCCAACCTGGAGTCCGATGCGGTGTCGGAGTTCGATGCGCAGGTGGACGGCGAGGTCGCCGACCTGGGACGCGCCACCGAACTCGCCGACAGCATCGACGCGATTCGCTCCGAGAAGTCGAAGCGCGCGACGGCGGCCGCTGAGAACGCCGTGAAGCTGCAGGAGCAGCGCGATCGTGTTCGTCCGCCCGAGGCGGGAACCGAGCCCACCCCGGAGCCCACGCCCGAGCCGGCGCCTGCTCCTGCACCCGCTCCGGTGCAGGTCGCGGCGACGACGGTCGCTCCGACCGGCGGTGCGGTCGACACGCTCCTCGCCGGTGGTGACATGCCGCAGGCGAAGCGGAAGCTCAACCCGAACCTGGCGGACATGAAGCGCAACGCGCCGGCCGTCCCGCTACCGCGTCGGAACGAGCCCGTGCTGGTCGCGTCGGCCGACATCCCGGGTGTCGCGCTGGGTGCCGACATCAGTAACATGGACGCGCTCGTCGCGGCCATCACGGCGCGCGCACGGTCGCTGCCCGTCACCTCCCGCGGACTCGAGGCTCCGTGGTACCCCGTCGCGACGATGAACCGCGACTACCGGTACACGCTGGACCTCAACGCGACGCCGGAGCAGATCGACGAGGTCCTCATGGCGGCCAGCAACCCGGACGCGCTCGTTGCGGCCGGCGGCTGGTGCTCACCCAGCGAGATCTCGTACGACTTCTTCAACATCGTGTGTGAGGACGGCATGCTCGACCTCCCCACGATCGGCGTCAACCGCGGCGGTCTCCGCTGGCCGACGTCCGCGTCGTACGGTGACATCGTCAACAACTTCTGGTCGTGGAACGAGACGCAGGACATCGCGGCCGTCACCGGCACCGCGCAGTCCGGCACCAAGACGTGCGTCCGCGTTCCGTGTCCGGCGTTCAACGAGGCTCGCCTCCACTGTGACGGCTTCTGCCTCACGGTCGGCAACCTCATGGAGGACGCGTTCCCCGAGCTCATCGCGAACCACACGCGACTGACGTTCGCCGGACACGCACACCGGCTCAACACGCTGCGCATCAACGAGCTGCTGCAGCCGGCCAACTCCGTCTCCATCACGGGCTACGGCTCGGCGGGTTCCGGCCTCGTCGCTCCCGTCCTCGGCTCACTCGAGCTGACGGCGATCGACTACCGTGAGAAGTACCGCATGTGCGAGGACTCCGTCCTCGAGGTGGTACTCCCGCGGTGGCTGCGCGGAGCGATGCGCGCCGACCTGCGCAAGCGCACGGGTGTCGACCT